AGCGAACTAATCGCTGGGCCGGCGACGGTCGTCTGTCCGAAGGCGTCGACCCAGTCATGCCCGTTGCCGGAGATGTCCGTGAGATCCGTATGCACTTCCAGCGGCGTGTGCATGTATAGATCCGACGTGCGGCAGATATTCGTCCGCTCGCGCTCGATCCGGATTTCGTCATCGGTCAGCACCGCCGTCCAAATTTTGATGTGCGCGTGGCTGATGTTGGTGAGATACATCACGTCCCACGGGTCGGTGATCGTGATCGCCTGCGAGGCTTGCTGCACGAGATCGAGTGTGGCGCCGTCTTCGTCGGAGAGATAGAGAACAACGGACGTGCCGCTCCGTCGAATGACCCAGTGATACCACTTGGTGTCACCCGTCTGGAGATTCGTGACGCCCGTCAGATCGTAAAAGTCGATGTCGTTCCCGAGTTCCAGTTCCGGTTTCTGTTGCCCCCCGTCGGCAATGGTTGATGCATTGATATAGCTCAACGCATCAGCGTCGTTCAGCGACCAGATCGTCGGGTTCCCGCCCACGGCGACAGGAATCTTGAACCAGCCCATCGCCGTCAGATCGCCCTGCGGCAACGCGGCAGCGCTCTGTTCTAAAAAGCCGCTGCTGATTCTAGTCGCCATGTGGCCCTCGAGAGGCGGCGCCCAGAACAGCGGGAGGAGGCACAACCCGAACCATAATCGCCGCATCTACCACCGCGTCCTCGGGTATTCGAGGAAGTCGACCTCGACGAGGAATTCGACGTCGCTCCCTTCAGGTCCGACGCGGGTCCAGCGCGGCTCGCTCGCAAATGTCACCAAGCGGGCATCGGTCGCATCGTCGGAATCCACAATCAGCAGCGACGGCACGGGATAGGGATACGCGTCTTGCGCCCGGTACCACTCGAGGATCGCGTCCAAGGTGGCTTGCGGGTAGTACTGCGAGCCGCGAATGGTCCGCGCTTCTGCCCGGTCGCTGTACGGCGGAATGCCGGAGAGCGGATTCTGCACGCCATTCACGAAGCTGCGGAGGCCAAAGGCGGCCGTGTCAATCCGCAGCGACGGGTCGAGGGCCAAGGCGTCCCCGGCCACGAGTTCGCCGATCACGATGTCGCCCGTGTTGCCGGTGATGGTGATCGTCAGCCGGTCGACGCCTTCCGGACTCCCCTGCGGACTGCCAGGTGAGACGGTATCCCACGCATTGAACGGCACGCCATTGACGGGATACGCGGGAATCTGAATCGTGCCGACGACATCGCCCGTAATGCCGACGGATAATCCTGCCGTCAACAGGTGATGACAAATGGCGACAAGGTTCACGGCGCCGAGCGGATTCGTGATGACGATCTGCGCCGTGCCACCGGTGAGGCGCAGCGGAAACCCCGGTCGCCCATCCACCAACCAGGACAGTTCGTGATCCGGATCGCCGTCCGAGGGCGACCCGTCGCTCACCGTCCCAAACAGCGCCCAATTCTTATCCGGCCGGATGTAGAGGGTTTCGCTCATGGCTGGGTCGCCGCCACGAGACTGCGGAACTTCGGCAACCCGTACCGCCGGATGCCGTTCAGAATCGGATCGACCAGTTCACGTTCCACGTACTCCCGCGCGGCCAAGACGGGACCCGTGAACACGATCTGCACCGACGGTGTCCCGCCGCTCGGCTGGGCGGACGTTTGCTGCTGCGCGGCCACCATGTCCGCCGGCGTGACGACGGCTTCCACCCCGTGCAAGTCGACGCGCGTGCTGCTGCCGAAGTTTCGCCAGCCCTTCGTCCCTTCCGCGAAGCCTTCCACCGGCACAAAGTCCCCCGTCGGCATATTCGGCCCTGGGAACCCATGTTCCCGCGCCCAGTCTTCTAACTCGCCGGGACTCTTCGGCGTGGCGGTGCCAATGATGACATTCCCCTTGATGTCGAATTCGCGATCCTTCGCCAACGCATCAGCTTCATCCACGGCGCCGCCGAGCGCCCGCGTGAGGTTATTGATGGCCCGTGTCAGCGTGGCGAATTCCGAATCGAGCGAGCCGAACTTCAGCCGGCTCAGATCGGTCAGCTTGTTCCCGTTCTCATCGACCAAGAGGCCCATATCGGCGAGCCGCTGGATCGGGTCTTGAAGTTCCTCGCTGATCGTGGTCCCGCTTTTCAGGGCGGCCGTGACGACATCCTGAAACGAATCTTTTGTTTTGGTCAGCAAGACGTTCTGGTCGCTGACCGCGGTATTCAGGAGTTTCCATTCCTTGAGCAGTTGGCCTTGTTGCTCGTTGAGTTTCTGCTGGGCGAACTTCGGGCCGAGCTCGTCGATGCTGAACCCGTATTTTTGGACCGCCGCGTCGAGTTCCTGCATCGCCTGATCCTGCGATCCCAGGATGGTATTGAGCCGTTGAATCGCCGCGTTGTAGTCATTAACGGTCTTCGCTTTGAAGACATCTTCCACGGCTTTCAGATTGCCGGTGAGCTGCAGGACTTTCGGATTCAGGACATCCAATCCGCCGGCGGCGGCAAAGAAGGCGTCCCGTAACGGGCTGACCTTCTTCGATTCTTCACTGGCCCCGAACAGTTTCTTAATCCCGCCGATCAGCAGGTCGATCCCTTTCGTGACGAGGGTCATCACGCCGCCCGACAGCATGTGGCCGAGCCCTTCCACGAAGCCGGTCATCACGCCGTTCGAGACTTTCCCGAAGTCCAGCCAGGTTTCTTTGAACGCGTTCAGGCTGGCTTTGACGCCATCGAACACGCCCGGGCCTGTAATAGGCCCCGTCGGTAAGGCGCTCGGGCCGGTGCCTCCGCCCGAAAAATCACGCGCACCCCCGACGTTGACCAGATTGGGACTCGTGATCGGCGGGGCCGCGCGATTGGCAAACACGCGCGACTCGATTTCCGCGACCTGCCGCATCTGAAAGTGCATCAGATCGAGTTCATGCTGGAAGCCACGAATCGATCCGGAGGCCGCGGCGACTTTCTCGTTCCATCGCTGGAGTTCATCGGCCGCGTGGCTGGTCGCTTTGCCGGTGCCGCCGATGGAATCACCCAGCGCGGTAAAGAGCGGCGTAGCCTTCCGCGCCTCCGTTCCTGCCGTCGTCGTCATCGTGCCGAGCTGCTGGGCGGCGTCCCGGGCGAACTGGGCCCGATCACGGGTGTCTTGAATCTCTTTGTTGAGGCCGGGAAACACCCGCGTCACGCCGGGAATCTTCGCGCCCATCGCGACGAGATTGGCGCCGACATCTAACAAGCTGGCCGTCAAGTTCAGCGTGGCAATGCTGAACTGGTCGAACGCACGGCCCAGGAAGTTATACGATTCGGCCGCGAACACTTTGATCTGGAGTTGGAATTTGTCTAGTGCGTCACCGGCCTGATCCAACGCCACGACCGTGTTATGGGACATCCTCGGCGCTTCGTCGCCGAGTTTCTTAAATTCCGATGTCAAGGTCGGCAGGATGGCGATCCCCGTGCGACCAAACAAATCCATCGCGAGTTGCGCCCGGCCCGCCGGATCTTCAATCTTTCCGACGGCATCCGCAATGAGTTGCAACTGCTGATACGGCCCAGCCGCGCGGAGTTCCTGAAAACTAATCTTGAGCGCGTTCACCGCGGCGACGGCGGATTTATCGCCGGAGGCCAGCCGGTTCTGCATCTGCCCGATCGCGCCCACGAGTTCATCGAGCGAGTTGCCCGACTGCTTCGCGATAAACGACAACTTCTGGACTTCATCCGTCAGGAGTCCGGTGCGATCCGCTGTGCGGACGATGTCGTCGCCCATCCGCAGGAGTTCGCGGCCAAAACTCACGACTTGCTGGATCGTGAACGCCGCCGCAATCGCCCCCGCCAATCCTCGCAACGATGTCTTCCAGCCTTCGGTGGCCGTGCTCGCGTTTTTGGTTTCGTCGGCGAGACGTCTCAGCACCGCCGGTGGTTCTTTGCCAAGGGCCGCGTACGCGCTGATGCCGTCTTGCAGGGTTTTATTGACTTGCTTGAGTTGGGTGTCCGTGAGTCGGGACGCCCCACCCATCGCCTCAAGGCCGCGCGCCGCGAACGTGGCCCGTTCCGCCAGCCGCTGTTGCGCCTGCGTGACTTGGTCGATCGTGGACCGCATGGTCTCGAGCGACTTCTGCGCTTGACTCCCGAGCGCGGAGCCGCCGAGTTTCTTCAGATCCGCGTCAAGGCTTTTCGCCTTCTCTCCAATCGAGGCGAGAGCTTTTTGGATTTCGGTGTCCTGGGCACCGATTCTGACAATTAAACTCGCGATGCTACCGGCCATCAGAACACCAACCCGGCAAGATTCACGCGCTGATTGAACCGCTCGAATTCTTCATCGGCGGCCGGCCGGATAAAGGGTCGGGCGGGTTGTTTCTTACTCCCCCGTTCGCGAATCGCGCCGTAGATAAACGGTCGTTGATGGATCCGATCGCCGCCACGGCCCGGAATCACGATGTCGCTGATGCCCACGCGCCAGGTCAACTTGCGGCCGGTCACGATGATCGCGTCACTCAGATCGCCATCGTCCGCCAGATGTGCCCGCGCGCCCGCCTGCACCGCGTACGCGGTCGCTTCCATCGCCTGACTCACGCGCGCCCGGATGTCATCCGTCGCGCGCTCCAGCGCCGCCCGGAAACCCGGGAGCCCTTGGACTTCAAACGTGACGCCGCTCGGCATGAGGTGTCTTCCGTTCTTCTCGTGCTTGTCGTCGCCGAAATGACTCCATCTGCGCTTGTCGTTCGGCCTTGCGCGCCCGCCAATCGACGGGCCCCGGAGTCGCCGTGGGGCCTTTCAACTTCTCTCGCAGGCGATCCCACGGCTCCAACTTGCCCGCTTTGGCTTGGAGCGTAAACGCGGCCACGTGCCACGCCGTAAAGAGCGCGAGCTCATACAGGAACGCCCGATGCTTCGCCGCGCCGGCAAACACCGCCGGTAGTTCGTGCGCCGGTGATAACTGCCAGAACTGCTCTGGCCACAGCCCTATTTCGGCGGCGTCGGTAAGTCGCTCGGTCCAGAACTGAGTGACTTTTTCTTCCGCGCCGACTTGGGAGGGGGGACCACACCCCCGCTCATGCGTCCATGCACCGCGGCCGACAGCGCATCAATGACGGCTTCCACGCCACAGTCATCAATGAGGTCGTATGCCGCGCCATTCTCGTTCGCGAGTTCCACCGTTGCCTGCACGACTTTCACCAACACGCGCGTGTTGATCCCCTGCTGGCCTTCGGGACTGAGTTCCTTCCCGATCCGTTGCAGCACCGCCGCATCGGTCGGCTCCTGAAACTCATCCATCAACCGGCAGAGTTCCCGCGTGCCCAGGCGCAGCAGATACGTCTTCTGCTCGCCGGTGATTAAGGCTTCGCCTCGAAACCGATTCGCCACACGTCACGCTCCCTATGGTGATCCGACCCCCGTGAAGTCGACCGCGCCGGTGATCTTGAAGTTGCAGTTGAGGACGATCTTCCCGCCGACCGTCTGGCCGTCCTTGACCACGCTCAAGAAGAACCCGCTGTAATCCCAGCCGTTGCCATCGGGGAAGATTTCATGCAGGTTCACAATCGCGCCACTCTCGAACAGGGCGAGAATCCGCTCATGCGTGTCGTCTTCGTAGATGTACTGGACGGTGAACTGCAGCGAGCCGTCGTCGATGAAACTCGGCTTGAATTCCCGGCGGCGGCCGGGTGAGCGCAGATGGGTAAAGTCGATCTGCTCTGCCGTGCCGCCGCCGCCGGCGATGTTGGTCACTTCCGCAATTTCGCTGTAGCTGACCGGACTGCCGGCCATTTGCAGCTTCAGGTAGGACCCTTGCGCGGGCATGCCGGAACTCCCCCCCGCAATCACCGGAATGACCGAGATGATCGGCCACATGGCCACCAGCCCAATCCAATACCGGCCCACCCGACACCACACGCCCCCACCGCCCCAATCGAATCGTTTCATGTGCCTGCTCCTTTACTCCGTCGTTTACGTCGCCCCTCTGCCGTGCCCGGTTTCGTGCCAAATGTAGTAATCGGTCGAATAGCGGTAGTAGCCGCCGCTAATGTCTGTCTCGTACAGATCGAGCCTCGTGATGAATTCGCACGAAACCTTACGCGGTGTTCCCGGCGATCCCGCCTCGGTGTCCAGCACCGAAAATTTCGCTGCTTCGAGTCGCGCCTTCAGTAACGCGCCGAGCCGTTGACAGGTGCTATACGCACTGCCGACGCCTTCTTTTGTCCAGACATCGAACTGAAAGCGCGGGCGAGTCAAACTGGCCTTTCCATTCAAATGTGCCGCGCTCACCTCATCGATGCATTGCATCGTGATTAACGGGTACGTCGGATTCTGCGGCGCCTTGATCGGATAAAACCGTGTCCCGATCGCCGTCGCGATGGCGTTGTCGGCTAGCACATACGTCCGCACCATACCAAAGACGTCGATCACGAAACGGCTTCTCCGTGGGCGACAACCGCCAGTTCCAACCCATCGCCTCTCCCAATTTCCACCACGCCCTTGATGTCAAAGACCCGACCCTCAAACAGCACGCGACTACTCTCCGGCGTGGGCCGCGGTGACGTGTCATAAATACGAAAGACACCATCGACGAAGGCCGATAGCCGCTGTTGCGCTTGCCAAGCCTCTCGCGTGCCCGCCGGCAGCCATTGCGCCCAGAGGATCTCGTCGAGATCGTCCCAGTCGATCAGCTCCTCGCCCGTCGACGTGTCCTGTGTCTTCGTCGCCGTCTGCAGCGTGATTTCTCGATCGAGTGCGCCCGCGTTGATCCCCATTACAGCGTCCGCAGCGGGCCAAACGTCGACACGGAGGCATAGCGGAACATCCGCATGATCGCTTCCGCCCCAATCGGAATCGTCGAGAGACTCCCGCTACTGCCCTGCACATTGCCCTCGTACACTTCCGCGCGGAACTTGTGGAAATGCCCGACGAGAAACAGCAGCGCGCCCCGCACAATCTCCGGCACATCGCCGGGCGTATCGCCGTAGCCCGCGCGATAGACAATCCGGCCCCGCGCCCCGGGCCACGAACCGCTGACGGCTTCCACGTAGCCTGGTGTGGCAAAGGCGCCCGCTGGCGCCACGACGCGATAGGCGCTCGGGTCCATCAGCGTCACGCCGTCGTCATGGGTGATGCTCACGATCGACTGCAGCGGGGGCCGCGGCAGCGGAATCGGACCCGACGGGGTCAGGTCCACCGTCCGCGCCCACGTCGCCGTCATGATTTGCCGACCCGTGTGTTCCTCGAAGTACTGCCGCGCCATGCTGATATAGACATCGAGCAGCGTGTCTTCACTGGTCGACGTGAACCGCAGATGCTTTTTCACTTCATCGAGATCCAACGGCTCGATCGTCGGCCCCTGCACGAGAAAATCGTCATAGCGCACGAGCGTCGTCATGCCGTCACCGCTTTCAACTTCTTCACTGAGGCGTCGACCAGTCGCCGGTGTTTCTCCCAGTACGATTGGTTCCAATGCGTGCCGTCGTTTTGTTTGGCTTCGGTGAACACCACATCCGGCGTCTGGCCCATCCACAGGTGATCGATTTG